TTTCTGTTCTTTCCGTTCCCGGATTCACATACTCGTGAACAAAGCTAAGCCTGAGGACAAGATGGTCTCCGAAAATCATCTTTCGATAACTCGGACCGTGTTGGTTTGGGCAAGACAACTTGCTCACTACGCGGAAGTGAAGAACGCGGGTGCAATCCCTTTGTATCTAGTGTCATATGCTGCCTACATGAAGAAAATCCTTCGACATAATGGCCAGATGGCGCTTGTGCTACATTTAAAAGTAGCACTGTTCGCCCTGTACTCATATATCTCTGGAAATCCTTTAACATCGACTTATGCTCTTGGGTCCCCAATGCGATTGGATCGCTCTGGACTTCCCCTGGCATTTGGAAAGACGATGAGACAAATCATACGGGATGGGTCACTTCCACATATACGCCTTATGGCGTCTCTGTTAAATATTTACAGAGCTATGGAAGCCCCTCATAAACCCGCAGATATTGCTTCAATTGTCCAACCTTGCCCGGATCTGTCTCAGAATGAAACATTCCTTGAGTTCAAGGCATTTTGTGCGGATGTGCTCCCTGGTCTTCTTCGAAAAGAAACCGGGGAACCATTAACCTTTCGATATGAGTCCGGTCTCGGATTGATCATCCGATCAGCCGGGGCGAATAATGCCGGCCCCGCTATGGCAACAATTTCAGCGGACGCTCTTGCGTGGAGAAACGCCATGGAGAACCATGTTAATTCATGGTTTGAACTCCATGAGGACGTTCTCGGCAGCAAGCTCATGGACCTCTGTAGCACGGAATCCACATACGGGTCTAAGGATGAATTTCCTCAGGCCCCGATTGATGGTAATCCGGCACATGGCATGACTGTTGCGTCAGCCTATATGGCCACGCGGAGTGCATTCAGTTCGCTTCCGTCCTCTCCATCCGGGGATCCAATCGTACCAGAAGGTACACCTTGGTTCCCTGGTGGGGAGGTTCCGGGTCCCATTCTCGGTAGGTTACATCCTATCGATGAGCCAGCGGGGAAAGTCCGGGTTGTAGCCATTTGTGATTATTGGACCCAAGTCTCAATGAAGCCCGTACACGACCATCTGTTTCGGATCCTTAAAAAGATCTCTACAGATGCCACTTTTGATCAAAGTGGGCGAGTCGAGGGGTACTTCAAGTGTGGTTATTCACCACACTGGAGCTTCGACCTTAAAACTGCAACGGATACCATTCCAATCACTCTCTATATTGAGGTGATGACGGTTTTACTCCGTGCAGAGGGCGAAACTTCCATTGAGGCTCGGCAGCGTGCCGAGTTATGGGCCAAAATCATGACCGACCGAGACTTCCTCACCCCCTCGAAAGAGGGTTATGCTAGATACGGGAG